AAGTTCAAATCGGAAGTAGCCGAGTTGGATGAGCAGATGGCAGTACTGAAGCACAAGCTGGTTGATATATCCAAAGAAACCGGCGTCACAAGTTTTTCAACCCCAAACGCTGTTGCCTACCGCACCGTAAAGAATCGTTACTGGACTAACGATTGGGATAGTTTTTACGGATTCATGCAAGAGCACAGTGCAATGGAGCTGTTGGAAAAACGTATTCACCAATCGAACATCAAAGAGTTTATGGATCAACACCCAGAGTTGCATCCGCCCGGACTCAACATCGATAGCGAGTACGAAATCACCATCCGTCGTAAGTAACTAGGAGAACGCCATGAGCGACATTACTTTGTTTCAATCCAATAACCTGCCCGACTACCTCAAAGAAGTCGAGCTTGATGACCTCACAAAAGCACTTGCAGGTAACACCTCAGTCAAGCGCATCTCTATCCGTGGTGGCGTTTTCCGCCTCATGGTTTCTGGTGAGGAAGTAGCGAAGAACGAGAACCGTGCAATGCACGTCGTCATCATCAACGGCGGTCGTGAAATCGCACGTCAATTCTATGCTGGCAAGTACACCCCCGGCGAGAACGCATCGCCTGATTGCTGGTCGAATGATGGCAAGACTCCTGACGCTAGTATTGAGTTCCCACAAAGCTCGGCTTGCGAAGGTTGCCCACAAAACATCAAGGGTTCTGGGCAAGGCGATTCTCGCGCCTGTCGTTATCAGCAGCGCCTTGCTGTATTGTTAGCCGACGATATTCACGGCGACGTGTATCAACTGACTTTGCCCTCGCAATCGATCTTTGGTCGTGGCGATCTGGATAAGATGCCGTTCCAGCAGTACGCCAAGTACGTTGGTTCGCAGGGTAAGAACATCAACACTCTTGTAACCGAGATGCGCTTGGACTCTGACTCGGCTACGCCGAAGCTGACATTTAAGCCAGTACGGTTCTTGACCCGTGAAGAATGGGAGGTTGCCCGTGATAAAGGAAATTCTCCAGCGGCTAAAGCAGCTATTGTTCAGACTCCAGCCGTTACCGACGGTGCCAAGAAGAAGTCGATTGCTGCCCCAGCGGAAAAGGTTGCAGAAGAGGCTCCTGTTGAAGAACCGACGAAACGCACGGCAAAAAAGAACGCTGAACCAGCTTCGAAGAAAGACTTTGCCGATGTAATCAACAGCTGGACAACCGATGACTAATCATGGACAACCGTGGTTATGCTTCGAAGATTGTCAAAGCGAACTTAGCCGCTAGTGTTGAAAGCCCCGGCGTTGCGCTGGGGCGGTTCTGCATAGCAAAAGATATCCCAGTTTCAGACGTTGCAACTTACTTTAGTGTAAGTCGGATGACTATCTACAAATGGTTTGTAGGTGAATGGTCACCCCGCAAAAACAACGCCGAGCGAATCTGGGAGATGCTCAAAAAAGCTAAGTTCAATGTTTAACATCGGCACCGGCGTCTATAAAAATGTCAAAAAGAGACTTCTTGTCAACCATTCTCTCCGACGAGGGGTGGTATTGCGTGGTCGGTTTAAAGAAGACCGGTATGCCGAAGCAAGTGTTCGTGCAGACTTTGGAGGAAGTCGATAAGGAAGCAAGCGATTTACTATCGAAGAATTACGATGTGTACTTCGCTTGCTCTAAGTACGAGAACAACACAACCCGTACAGGCGATAATGTCAAAAATATCAAGTCGTTCTGGTTAGATATTGACTGCGGGGAAGGTAAGCCGTACGAGACTCAAGCTGATGGCATAGAAGCGGTAAGGCATTTCTGTGCTGATCTCAATCTCCCTAAACCAACCATAGTAGATTCAGGTCGGGGCATCCATGTTTATTGGGTGCTGACCGAAGCAGTGACACGCCCGAAGTGGAAGTCTGTAGCCGATAGGCTCAAGACCGTATGCCACGAACGAGGATTGCAAGCAGACCCAGCAAGGACATCCGACGCTGCGTCTATTCTCCGTATTCCAGAAACAAAGAACATGAAGGGCGACCCGCCTTTAGATGTCACGCTTATGTGCATCGGGCAGGAAATAACTTTCGAATCGTTCCGCGATACGGTCGGCGCAGTAGATGAAGCCCCTGACTACGCACCTGCTCAAGTAAACGAGCTTACTAAGGCACTGATGGGTAACCGGCAGCATCGGTTCAAGACCATCATGCTAAAGATAGAAAAGGGTAACGGGTGCCAGCAGCTTGCTAATGCAATCGCAAACCAAGAGACTTTGGAGGAACCCCTGTGGAGGGCAGCACTCTCCATCGGGGCGTACTGTGTGGATGCCGATACAGCTATCCATGAGATATCGTCAAAGCATCCTGAATACAACGCCGATTCCACCGCTGAGAAAGCGTCACGTATTCTTGGCCCCTATACCTGTGATGCGTTTGAGCGGCTAAACCCTGACGGGTGTAACGAGTGCCCACACAAAGGCAAGATAACTTCGCCGATTGTATTAGGGCATGAGATTGCAGAGGCTGCACCGGAAGATAACGTCGTTGAGTTCACAGCGGCAGATGCAAGCAAGCCGGTGAAGTACACCATCCCAGAATATCCGTTCCCATACTTTCGCGGTAAAAACGGTGGGGTGTACAGGAAGTCCGAAGATGAGAGTGACGAAGATGCGGTGATGGTCTATGAGCATGACCTGTACGTGGTCAAGCGTATGAAAGACCCGCAACACGGCGAAGTGATTTGGATGAGATTGCATACCCCGAAGGACGGGGTAAGAGAGTTTGCACTACCAGCGGTTGATCTATTGACCGCAGAGAAGCTACGAGAAAAGCTGGCTTGGTACGGTGTTATCGCTATGAAGAAACAGATGGACGCGATAATGGGGTACGTTGTCAGGTTTACAAAGGAACTACAGTACAGAGAAGGAGCAGAAATTATGCGTACTCAATTCGGCTGGACTGAGGGCAGTCGGTCGTTTGTTATAGGAGATACTGAGATTTGCGCTGACGGCGACAGATACAGCCCACCATCTAGTTATACCGCACCCATATCTGACCACTTCATACCGGTTGGTTCACTAGAAGAATGGAAGAGCGTTATCAACGTCTACGATGGCGCGGGTTTCGAGCCTATGGCTTTCGGCTTTTTCACTGCTTTTGGTGCACCGTTGATGAAACACCTGAACCTAAAGGGTGCCATCATTAATATGATTAATAACCAGTCGGGTACTGGTAAGACTACGGCTATCAAGGCTATGCACAGCGTGTACAGCCACCCCGAAGAAGTGATGCTGATTGAGCGAGACACGATGAACGTCAAGCTGCACCGGCTAGGGGTGATGAACAATCTAGGGCTGGGCTGCGACGAGATTACCAAGATGGCTCCCGATGCCTTCTCCGACTTTGCCTATGCAGCCTCACAAGGCCGAGGCCGTGGGCGCATGAAGTCTAACGAGAACGCCGAGCGTAATAACTTTGCCAGATGGGAAACCATCGTACTGTGTTCGTCTAACGCCTCGGTCGTGGACAAGCTGAAGTCCCTGAAGGCAACCGCTGACGGCGAACTGATGCGGGTTATCGAGTACACAATCCCTGATACCAAGCTGCTGACTAAGGAAGAAGCTGACGAGATTTATCCAAAGCTGAACACAAACTACGGGCATGCAGGGCGTATCTACATCCGTGACTTGGTGTGCAATTTGGAGGAGCGGATCAGGGAAGTAAAAGATTTGCAACTCTTGATCGACCGTAAAGTCGGCTTCACTAACCGTGAGCGGTTCTGGTCTGGTGTAGCAGCTTGCAACATTGCCGGTGCGTTGTTTGCCCGCAGACTTGGCCTGATTGATATTGACGTAGGTAGAGTGTTTAAGTGGATGGTCCGCGAGTTCAACCAGATGCGCCAAGAGATCAAACCACCCGCATCCTCCTACGCCAGCGTTGTCGGTGAGTACTGGAACGAGCAACGTCAGAACACCCTAGTCATCAACGATGAGGTGGATAAACGCACGGGTGTGGAGCTGCTGCCTATTCTGGAGCCTCGCGGGGAGCTGGTTATCCGCATGGAGCCGGATACCCAGAAGCTATTCATTATTGCCAAAAAGTTTAGGGAGTACTGCTCTAAACAGCAGATTACGCTCAAGGACGTTCTTAATGCTCTCGCTGCCGAGGGCGTCTACGTCGGCACCGTCAAGAAGCGGATGGCAAAGGGCACCAAGCTATCCAGTACACCGCCGGTGGATGCGTATGTGTTTGACTGCTCTCGCGGGGACTTCCTTGACCCGGATATGTACATCAAAGCCGCCGACGCTCCCGAAGAAGAGCAAGTTGTAGCTACTGGCACCGATGGTGGTTGACGGGATTAATTACGAGGTGAACTGGAGGAAGTTCTCGGTAGGGGCTTCCTTTTTTATTCCTTGCATCCATGCAGACCAAGCAAAGGAAGACGTACAGCAAGTCGTACGTAGATTTAAATTCAGAATAGTTACTAAGGTAGTAATAGAAGAGGGTATTCGCGGCTTGCGTGTATGGCGAGTAAAGTAGTAAGATTACTGCGCAACGATCTGTTCCGTTGCTTTCTCCTAGCTATAGTGGTAACCCCGGCGTCACTCCCCTTCGCGCCGGGGTTTTTTTATTCCCTGCCGTACCGGAGCATCGGCTCGATTTCAGGGCGCAGCTTCTTATTGATCCGAGCACCGAACATTTCGGCTTCTGCGGAAGCTTCGGCCCGCTTCTTGAACGAGTCTTTGATAGCGTCGTAATCAATCGGGTTAGCAGGATAGCGTTGGCTAAACTTAACTGCTTCTTCTAGAGCCATATCAAACCCTTCTGGGCTATCTCGCTCCATCCAAAGCCGATTCATGATTGTCTCCCGGCGGTCAAGAATCTTTTGTTCTTTCTCTTTAGCCTCAATAGCCGCCTTCTGTGCTTGGGCTAGACGCTCCGGCTGCAGACCAACTGCTTGCATAGCAAGCTCTGTCGCCGTGAAGTTGTCGGCAAGTTTATCGCCACCTCTTGTTTTAGCGCCTTCCTCGGATAGCCGTGCGGCTGATACAGGCTTAGACACAATAGCTGGAGCCGCTTTCTCAAACGCCCGCTGATACTGCCCCTCTTGCATCAGTTTATATGCATCGATCCAGTTAAATCCTAAACCAACAACAGGACCAGCATTGGCGATTATGTTCTCTATGACGCTCTCGCGAACATCTGGGGAATACCGACCCTCACGATACCAGAGGTTCTTGGGATCAAGACTCACGCGATCAGCCAAACTGCCACCGGTTATTGCGGGTACGACACCACGCCCAATGGCTTCACCAGTCTTACGTCCCAGCTTTGCAGCTTTCTCTTTGTCTATACCAAGCTGCTCAAACATAGCGCCAGCATACCCGCCTAACTCTTTTTCCATGTAGTTCC